CCAGTGTTCAGCAATTAAATGCTGATTGTCTTCAACTACCTTGAATGGCTCTATTGAAACAGTAATCATGTCGGATACATCGTCATTGTTGGTTTGCCAGACCACGTTACAGTCAATACGTCACCACGCCCGACAGGAATCGCGCCACTTGTTTGAACCGGTTGCGCACCAGTAAATCTATTCAGCGTAATGGAACTGACAGTTCCTCCGGCAACGATTACAAATCCATCATCTGTGGCCTGATAAGCAAATGGAGATGCACCAACAACAATGGCAGACTCCAGCGGCTCATGATTCGGAGACAGGCTGTTAAAGTATTGGAACCATGGCAGACTCATACTTCCTGATGCGTCTGTAAGCGGGATATTTCGTGTCGGAATGGTGTAGTTAATAGCCATCAATTAACCCCCACGGAAGCATCAAGATTAGCCGAAACAATCACGGTATAAACAGGCTCCATGATGTCCACATTGAAAACTCGATCCCGACCATAACCAAGCCTGCGAATCATGGCGCGATTTTTGTATTTTCCAACTTTACCAATGCTTACTACATGATCATTTCCGAAAGTAAATCCGCCATCATCAGACCAAGAAATGATGCATTTAGGATCAGTACCTGGTGAAGTTTGATTACCAACACCGGGCTGGAACTGAATCTGCAAATTAGAGTAAAAAACTCTCTTCAAATCATTAGTAAGGTGTTGGCAACGACGACGACGAAGAATAGGATCGCCATTATCGGTATATGCGGTATTAACCAACGAATAAAGCTTACCGTTCTGGTAATCCCCGACAATTTGTTGATTACCAAAGAACATGCCACAATTACTACGATGACGGTGCAGGATGTTGTTTGAATCACGCCACGCCCGACGGTGCCACATTTCCGAAGAAAGGTCATATACCCACGTAATGTCTGCGCTAGGGAACGTCAGGACGTAGAATGCATGACCGGCATAGACATAGGCATAGGCGACAGCATCAGACGTGATGGGATAACTATTAATGGCCTCTTCAATGGCGTGCGTAGAGATTCTTGTCGGTTGGTAACCATTCATCAGGACTACAGTGGCACGACCAAGTCTATCTTGCGACAGAAATGCAAATCCCTCACCAAAGCGGGCTATTGATCCAGCGGCAGCGCAACCGTGCTGCATTGTAGAGCCGGGGATAATCTGGAACGGGAAAGGATATGCACCCACATCCGCCCAAACTTCTGTGGTGTATTCGCTCAATAGATAAACTTGACGGTGATCAGCAATAAGTCCTACAACATTACCCGGAGCGCTAAGAGTGGCAGCAAAATTTAACGCGTTGGATGTAATCGCTCCAACATCAGTACATCCCCACTGGTTGCTGTTTGGATTGTTGTACACGATATAATTATCGGTAACGTCAACGATAGATGCACCATTAAACGCTCCGTCAGTCACCACTATTAACGCTTGATTGCCGGTCATCGCAACGGGGCCAACCGTTTGCGAATGATTGACCACCCAAGTTGATCCAGATCCTGAACTGATAGTAGTGCCAGCAGTAACGCCAACGCCAGAAACAGTCATCCCAATGTAAACAATTCCAGATGTGACACTGTTTACTGTCAGCGTAGTTCCTGAAATTGTCCCATTAAATGAAATTGGATTGATGACGTAAAAATATCTGTTTGATCCATCCCCGATATATACGCAAATTCCATTATCAGTAATCGAAACTGGCCCGGTAGATGAAAGGAGAGTCCCGATTCTCGCGGCAGAATATCCAACAGTTAAGGTATAAAGAATGTTCCCGCACGCAACGATAGAAGTGGAACCGCCAGGCAGGACATGACATCCCCTAACTACTGCGATAGTATCCAGTTGCGCAACCTGATTCGTTCCCGGAGTTGGATACAAAGCTATAACACCACGATCACCCTGCGCCTGATCCATCTTCACAGATCCACCAGCAATCATCTGCTTGGTTGGGTCAATTTCAGGATAAAAGTTTATAAGCTGCTGCGCATCCTGGGTTAATGAGGATGCCTCATAAGCCGAGCCTACGAAACCGAAATCGCTCATGGCAAAAATCCGCCTGAAAATATCCAGGCCGAATCATTAGCTCGATGCATCGATACCAACGCGTCATCGAACGAAGCAACGGCAGGAGGCTGCATATTGGTACGCTTGATCCATGCGCGACTATTTTCCGCATTCTCCTTGATCATGGCTACCGTCATCTGATCAACTTTGCCATATTCAGGCATCAACAATTCAGCCAGATTCCATCTAAGAGCCATTTTGTAACCTGGGGGCAACGTAACAGTATCCGACAGGGAATTAAACTGCCCCAGCACCGTTTCTGCGAACATGTGCATTTCACCTGAGGCTGGAACAGGCCAGAATGTAATATTTCCGAGCGGTGAGGACGGCTGATAGTAAAGAGCGCGCGGCCATGGGCCGTTCAGGGTCTTAAATCCAATCTGGTTGTAGTTTTCTACATTGATCGGCGCGACAGGATAATCGAGTGTGGAAACGCGAACATATGCGCTATTAATTCGCATTGGACGCTGGTAATACGTTGATAGAGTAGTCGATGCCACGGTCTGACTGATGTTGACTTCATACGTGCCGATACCACCCGCTCCGGTAATGAATTGGGTAATCTGCGTCCCATCAGCAGCACCACCGATGAACTGCCCGAGAGCAATATCTCCACTCGGGACTGTGGTAACAGTCAGGACACCGATCCCATTAGTTCCGGGAGCGATAGAACCAGTAAACGATCCGCCAATAGTTCCATTCTTGCCGATGGTGTATTGGTATTTGCCATTTGTGAGCGTGAAGATAATTTCCGTGATGTACGGAATCATCATTGTGGTGTTAGACCACGTGTCTAAGAGGTCATTGAGAAGATCAAACGCATCGTTTGCGTCTTCTGCTGCAATCTGCTCGCCTGCCGCATAAGCGCCAATTGATCTAAGCGACCGCGTGACAATATCAAGCGCGGTTGTCATAGATTAAAGCGTTCCAAGCGGGATAACGTAGATAACAGTCGGGCCAGCAGCAGACCCGATTGCACTGACATTGAAACCTTCTCCTACTTTACTCCCATTAGGAACATTGATAACTACAGGTTGACCAACTGAATTGGCATGCAGAACAAATGACGTATTGCCGCTTGGCGTGCCATCAACCGGGAACGTAATCGCAGGCGTTGCAATCCCATTAGGACTGTATGAGATTGCAACATCTACCGATCCAGTATTGATAAACGCCGCAAAATTGCAAGGTTCTTGCCTATTAGATTTGATCAAAACATCTGCATGTTGCGAAGCTGTAACAGACAGGGCATAAGCCTGCCCCATCGGTTTATAGGCAATAGTTTGCATAAAAGCTCCTTAAGCTGTAATGCCGAGAGCCTTAAGGCCAATAGTGATAGCGTCCATGTTTGCACACAGGGCGGTCAATTGAGCCGTAGAAAGGCCAGCAGTTTGCGCCGTTGACAACGAAGCAACTCCGACAGTCGTCAAAGCAGCAATCGGACGGGTGACAGGGGTCGCGCCAAAGAAACCAACTGTGCTAGTCGAAGCGCTGCCAAGTTTTGCATTGGTATCGACAAGCACGTCTTCCAGTTCCATGTTGGACATGGCAACGCCTAAAGCCTTTCCGCTTGGATAAGTAGTAGCCATTTTTTACCCCTTAATTGAGCTGATTGTCGAATGCATAACCGTAGATATACACATCAGCAGTTGCGGCTGCGGTATTTACAGTACCCACACGGAAATACAGATTAGTCTGCGGATTGGTGACGCCCGGATTATCGGTAGATGCAACGGTCATCTGAACAACCTTTGCAGCGCTCGAAGCACCGGACAGCGCCGCATCAGCTACGATTGCAGTACCACCGGCAGCGGGAGCGGTATAAAGTGCACCATGCGCTTGTGCAAGACTTGCAGAGGCATTGGTTACCAGTACATATGCAACGCTGAAGCTATTGGTATTAATCATCGGAATGATGGTATCTGCCACGGCATTCATGCTTACCGAATTGGCTTTACCAAGCAGGCGAATCGCCTGGTTAGACGACAGGTTTTGAATGCCTACGCCTGAGGTTACTGCTGGGCCGGGATTACTCATTTTTGAAACTCCTTAAATTTGTTCAAAAATCCCCCCAATTAAGGGGGGATAAATTGTTACGCAGCGATGCGGCAGGCGAGTTCTTGGTAAAGCGGTGCCCATCCGAACAGCACATCGAATCGAGTCGGCATCTGGTCGTTATTGATCGTGTATTGAGTTACAACACGAATCGACATGCCTGACTCCTTAGAACTTGCACGACCAGCATATTCAACCCCGCGCGGCAAAGGCAGGTCAGCCATGGCCAGCGTAAACGCGTTCTTGTGGAACAGGATATTCTGCGGGGAGACTACGCCGGTAGCGGAAGTGCCAATGCTGTAAGGCGTGACAGTGGCAGTTGCGCTGGTGCTGGTTACGCTGACATTCTGGAACTGGCCACCAGTGATGATTGCCGGAGCGACAGTCACGGACATAGCCCCAGAACCGGCAGAGCTTGCGTCAGCTTGCAGAACGAAGGTACGAGCCTTAGTGCCGTAAACTTGACGATTTTGCGGGTTCACAGGATTTACGTTGGCAATAGAAATAACATCGCCCTTCTTCAGAGCAATGGCAGCAGCGCCGACAGTGATATTGAAAGTCGAGGTAGCAGCCCACCCGGAAGCAATACCGATGCTGGTAGTATCAGCAGTCAGAGTACTGGCAGTAGTCGTCCACGAACCAAAGGTTTGTGCGGCGATATTCTGGTCAACATACCAGTCCATACCAGCAGAATCCTTGCCCATGCGACCAACTTTATACTGCTCCGAAATCTTGGAGTCAGGCATGAACAGACCCTTGAGGCTGTCAACAATCGTCGCGCCGGTAAACTGTTCGATACATACCGAACGACCTCCAGACTTAGGAGCGCCTTCGGAGGTAAGGTAAGCGCCAGCAGTCAGGTATGTCAGCAAGGACGAAGGAGGAGTGCCTGGAACACCGACGATATTAGCCGTCGAGTTCTTAGCCATTTGCAGGCCGATATAGTCAATCCGGTTAGCAACAGCGGCGACAGCAGGACGCACCACATTCTCGGAGAAAGCACCCAAAGACAGGCGCAGATCCTTGGTGGTGAAAGCCACGTCAACGTGGAACTGATCGCCGTACTTGGTAGTATCGCCAACCACAACCGGGACAGAAGTCTGGTTGTAATCTTCTACATTCAGGTTAGGGCCAGAAGTACCAATGAAGCGAGGCGGACGGCGAACATTCAACGTATCACCAATTTTAGCGCCATCGACGCCAAACTGATCGTCATATTCGCGCTTAACTTGGCCTGCGAAGGTAAGCTCATTCTCCAAAACCATCAACGATTCGTTGGTGATCTTGGACATGGTAAGGATTGTATCCGTAGCTGCCAAAGCAAGGCCAGAACGGAACATGAAGGAAGTGAGCAGCAGATAAAGCGGCTCAAAGAACCAAAGAATTGCATTTTTCATGATAAAAACTCCATAAGTTTAAAAGGTAACGTCAGGTACAACGCGCTCTTAATCTCATGGAGCCATCACGGATATGCACAGTTACGCTGTTATTCGGGCCTTTAGCGATTGCCAATCGATGTATTGTTAGCGTCCGGTACGCTCTATTCCCCGGAATATTGATAGATTAAAACTATGGTAAATCAGATTTAATTATATATCAATCTATTTGATCTTTCCTGCCAGTCTAAGAGCTTTATATTGCTCAAATGTGCCGACAAATTCACCCTTGCTATCAATCTGGTTTGTAGCGGGACTATTTGCCCCGCGAATTGGGCTAATTGGAGCAGGAGCCTTAGAGATTTCAACCACCGGAGTATTTACCGATGTTTGTTGCTTATCTTCTTTAGCCAAAGATGCCTCAATCTTACCGAACTGAACAAGAGCTTTGCCGAGAGGGAGCTTATTCAACCCATCAACAATGTCTGGATTCTTCGCCAGGTGATACAGAATCTCCGGGCCGATGTCAGATTCCACAATGGCCTCTTTAATCTGGTCTGAAACCTGAGCCGTGCTGGCATTAAGGACGTCTTGATAATCAGGTATTGAAGCCTTTACAGCTTCTTGACGATCTTTCCAAGACTGAACAATCTTTTCCTGCTCTTGCCGTTGCCGAGATTCCAAGTCTGCCTTTTCACGCTCACGCAGAGCATTGTCAGCAGACCAATCCTTGAGCGCCTTGGAGTATTCTCCAATATCGGTAAACTGTTCCGGTTGCGGCTCCGGGTCTTGGTCAACCTTTCTAGGCGGCTCGTACTTTTCTTTCAGTTCCCTTGCTTCACGTTCAACACGTTCGGCGCGTTCTGTAGCTTCCTTGAGTGCTTTCGAGGCATTATCTGCGCGTTCTTCAGCCTCTTTGCGTGCTGCTGTCAGTTCGGAGAAGCGCTTATTTAGCTTGCCCTTCTTTTCCTCTGGAACCTGATCGCCAAGATCATGCGATGGATCTTCATCAATCTTTTTTGCTTCCTCGGCATCTGCCTTTTTAGCCTCAAGTTCTGCCAGTTCTTTCTCGGCCACTGCTTCAGGACTTTCAGGCACAATGCCTAGCTTTTCATCAACGTAAGAACTAAAGTTTTCAGGTGTTACAACTGTTACATCTGCGCGAATTTCATCACTCATGGATTACACTCCAATATGGATATTCCCTACGGACGCGTAGGTGCGTTTAAACTGCATTCTCAACCGCCTCTCCCTTTACATCATCAGATGTTTTTTCTCTCATTTCATCCATTTTAGTCAGCAAAATAGCAAGGTGCGCTCTGATTTCCTCAACATCCATGGCCTTCTTATATCCCATTGCCGCATCATTCGCTCGCGTATGCGTTTCCATCGTTACATCACGTTGCGTCTGCGCGTCTCTGGTTTCAATGTCGTGGGCTTTGACAACAAGTCGCATATGCTCGCGGTTAGTTTCTGCCCTCTCTTCCATCTGCTTCAGATCAGCGCGTGATTTAAGCACTTGTTCGGCCTGTTGCAATTGTTGCGTTAATTGTTGTATCTGTTGCTGCATTGCCTTCATTTGCATCTGTGCTTGCGGAGGAATATCAGATTTATCGTCAATCTGAGAGAGGGGATTAGCAGCAGCAAGACGGTCTGCAAGCACATCAGACCCATTAAAGTCCATCTGACGTACGATCAAATCATCACCAACCTGTGCAACTTTTTCACCTATTGGCGTGTTCATAAGCTGCATCATTGAATCTACGCCCTGAATACGCTTCGTGTCATATCCTGGACCGGTATCCATGACCACATCATAAGTGCCGACAGTCACATCGTTTAATACCTTCTGGATCGCCTGCCCTTCTGGAGATTGTCCCTGTGTTTTTTCGTTGATGGTAACCAAGTCCGGCGCTCCATCATCCCCAATGATCCGCTGCACGCGCTGAGTGTCATAAATCACAGGGATATAAGACAGGATGATTCGGCCCGTATGTTTAATGGAGCGCGTTAAATTATCATAGCCGTGATAATTGGAGTTTTCCGATTGCTGGCGCTCTGCTACGATTGCTTTACCAGACTTATTGCCCGGCTGTTGCGCTGGATCAAACATGCCCATAACGCGCTGCAAATTCTGATTGGCGAGCATTGATGCTTCAATCGCACCAGAAGGCGGCGGCTCTGGTTGCATTCTTTCTGGTGGCGGGATTGGCTTGCCATCGACGCCGGTTGTCTTGTATCTCAATACCGGATTAGGTGACAAATTGGCACTCTTGAACTCTTGTTCATGGCCTTCATCGAACCCCTCGGCACCTACCCACTTAGCCTTCGGAGCAAGCGCAATAGATTCTGTGATGCTGGTCTGCCAGAAATTAATCATGCGTTGAGCATCCATTCCAGGCCTTACAAGACCTTGACGCAGAATCTTTTCATTCATGCGAACATTCGTCCAATAAACAGGCACAACAGGGATATATTTGCCAGGCAAATCCTTCTTTTCCAGCACATCGTAAGCGGTCTGCTTTTGCCACTTCACAATCTGCCTATAGCTTTCGCGGTCTCCCTTGATTGTAAGCTGAGCTCTTTGCAGAAGTCCTTCAGGTGGCAATTGATCGCTCCAATATAGCGAACCATCAGAAAGCATTACCAACTTCGCTTTAATGCGGTCAAGATAGAAATACTCAGCTACGCGAATCTCATGATCAGTTGCCCAATTGGGATCGTTATCACCAGTCCCTCGCTCCGTGAATCCTCCCAATGTTGCTTCAGGGAAATCACGTTTAAATGCATCCTTGCGCATCATGTCTGTAATCAGGCATTTCTGCCCGTCAGATCCATCAGGAAGGCGGCTAGCTGGATCAAAGTAGACGCAGAATGGGTTATCAATGCTATCGATGAATATGTCTTGGTTAAACGTGTCGTTTGAAATGTAATCAGTGCGAATGCGCCAGAATCCCCAGCCAATAGTAGCGGCGAAATCGAACGCAATATCGTAAGCGTTGTCGGCGTCTGAATTGACTTCAATATGACGCGTCAATCCGGTTATAACTTTGGCAATCTTAGGGTCTGCGAAATCATCAACGGGGTGTACTTTAATGCGAGGGCGCTGCTGGCGTTGGGAGTTTGTTACTTGGCGGATGTATGAATCCATTTCATTGATGGTTAACTGTGGCCTATCAAGCCCGCGTGAAGCAATCGCATATTGTGGCCATTGCTCACCATAGCGAAACTTCAGATCAGTCAAAGCTAAATCACGGTTATCCGCATCGGCATCCATAACCTCTCGCATAAACTCTATTGCTTCATTTACGTCTGCCATATTTGCCCCGCTTTACTCTCTGTTTTTCTTGCGTTTCCTGTTTTACTTCTAATGGTTTCTCAATCTTCTGATCTTGCAAAACAAGAACAGCGCGAGCCTCGTTAATCTCGTCCATTTCAAATTTTGAAGATTTGCTCAACGCTTTGTCAGCCCATTCAGGGATAAACATTAGCCCATCCATCCCATATAACTATCGTTTGAAACTTGAGGCTTTCTTGTTGCCAGCATGGTTACATTCCCATTCTCTTTGGATTGCGCCCACTGCCTGAAAGCATCAGCTCCTTCACTACATCCATTAGCCTTGTTCGGCTCGTCAATCCAACGCTGATCTGCCTGATTAAATCGCTTGCGGTAGTTTTCCAACCGTTTCAGACCAAATTTGCATTCTTCCTTGTCAAAGTATGCCGAGGGGAAATGCTTACGAGTCTGCAATATCCCTGTGTTCAAATCACTAATCTTTGGCACAATTTGAACATGCTGCAATCCTAAATCCTCTAGCATCATTTTCACGGACTTATTGTCTATAGACAATTTTTCATGGTGCGCATCATGTGGTAAGAAGTGTTTATTATATACAAATCCACGCGATTGTAACTCTTTTACATAATGAGAAAGGGTTTCACCATGCGCTTCATAATATCCAATGAACCTATCCTCAAGTCCTACAGTCTGATGAAACCAGATAGCACATCCGTCCGAGTTCCCAATATCCCAAAAAGTATTAACGGGAATATCAAGTTTTGGAATGTTGCATATGCGTCCCTCTTTTCTGGTCTGTTCGAGCTGCGTCTTGTAATAATCGCCCTGCGTGTTCTTTAAGTACTTACCTTCCCAAATGTTGGCAAAGGTGTCTTCATCATGGATCAATTCATCCGCAGCACGTTCAGCGATAAGCTCCTTTGGTGCCCATGGGTTATCGTCTAAGTTTGCCTCCACAACAACCGTACCAGGCGGAGCATTTTCCCCACACAACAACAATTCAATGGGGTCATCTTCCTTGAACCTATTCCATCCAAACCACAATTCAGAATTATCTTTGCGGATCGTAGGACGTAATAGATTTAGGCTATGCTGACTGGCATTCTGTGCCTCTTCAAACCAAACCCGATCAAATCCTTCTAGAGACTTAATAGAATCAGCAGTATGATCAGCCATGCCATCGAAAATGATAATGCCACCATTTTTAGCTTTAATAACGGCGTTTTGGACATCGAAATAATCCCCCGCATTCATTGATTCGATAGTTTGCTCTAATAGCTTCTTGGAGCTGAACTGCAAAGACTTCAGCACCTCACGCAAACACACTGAATCTGTCTTACCTTTAAGATGCTCGATAATCATCCGCTGCGCAAAGAACCAAGATTTCCCTCCACCACGGCCGCCATGAGCACCTTTGTAACGTGCCGGAGCAATCAACGGAGCAAACACAGGAGCAACCTCAACCCTCAATATCGTCATTTACTGCCTTATGTGCTACAACAACCGTCTCTATCATCGTGAAGGATTGCTGATTGTTAATCTGGATCGCAGTATCAGGCATCTTTCCTAGAATCCCCTCGCGCTGCTTTGATACAATCTCACTCGCATGCCTCAAATCAGCCATTCCCAAATCAGGATCAGCCTCAATCTTTGCTAGTGCTGATTTCGTCACTTTGTAACTTGCTGCATTGAAAAATTGAATATGCTTTGTGCGCTCATCCACTTCTTTGTGAATGGCATTCACTTGGTATTCACTTTCTTCTGAGAGTTCAGTTTTTATGCGGGTTAGCTCATTCACTTTTTCAACATGTCGAGGGATAACGCCTTTGCATAGCTTGTTGATTGTGGCCGGAGAAACCTCGTACTTTTTAGCTAACTCATTCTGCGATTTCCCGATATGATAATCAGCTAATATATGCTCTCTTTGTTCGTCGTTTAGTCTTGCCATTATTCAATCACATAA